GATATAGAAGGGTTTTATGGGGCAGTAGAAGTACCAAAAAGGTTGTGGTCTGTTGCAGAGATAAAAGATGCAGATCATATAGTAAGGGTAACTGCTGACGATATATTGGTTGACTCTGAGTATCTTAGAAAGGCAGTTAGAGAACATTTAGAAAATGGTGCAGACTACACTCATATTCCAAATCTTCCTAGAGGTTTTGACTGTGAAGTAATTTCTAGAAAAGCATTATTGGAGGTTATGAAGATAGATTCCGATACAGAGTATATTGGAGATATTTTAAAAGAAAGAACTTTAGTACACGAAGTAAAGGTAGAGAAAAGACATAGAAGACGTTTTAACTATGAGTTAAACGAATATAAAGACTTGAAAAGATTAAGAGAACTATTCTCTGATTTGTTTAGTAATCATTCACCGCCATTTTGTCTCGATAATGTTATCGAGTATTTAGATTATAAAAAGTCAAAGGAAAAAGTGCGATGAACCCATTCTTCACAGTATATATTCCGTTTCACACTTATGGTTATGCTATTAAAGCAAAAGATGCGTTACGTTCTTTAGATGCACAATCGTTTACTTCTTTTGAAACGATATTGATAGCCAATGGCACAGCGTTTCCAAATTGGATAAACGAAGGTGGTATTTACAATAGCACTGGTGTATTTGGTAGAAAGATTATTGGCGGTGCATATCATACATTGGGAGCAGCAGCCAACGCAGCTATAGCGTTAGCGAAAGGGAATTGGATTGTCAGGTTAGATGCAGATGATTACCTAGAACCTGATGCTTTATGGCATTTTGTAAATACGATAGAAGCAAACTCTAACAAACCTATTATAGCAGTACAAGGGCATTGGGATGAAGATAAGCCTGATAAAGTAATGGGTGCAGGGTTAGCGATACAAACCAATATGTTAAAGGAAATAGGTGGATATAACGAAGAAGAACCTATAAATGATGGAGAGTCTATTGTTCGCAAAATATCTAATCAAGTTTTTGGAACTGTTACATCAAAATGGGGATTAGTGAAAACAGAGAAACCCATTTACAATTATGAACGACATGAAGGAAGTATGTCATGTCCAGGTTAGCGAAGCTATTTGGACCTGATGCGAAATACCCTTTAGTACGTTCCTACCAAGCAAAAGAAGCACCAGAGTTAGAGTTTATTGCAGGGCCATGTTCTGTAGAGAATTTGGAACAGATATATGCCATAGCGTGTGTGGTTAAAAAAGCAGGAGCAACCATGCTACGAGGTGGTTGTTATGTATATGGAACATACCCTCCAGAGAATAGTGGATTTGTAGCAGATAGATCACTATCTCTTTCAACAGCAGCAGATGGAAACAAACTTCCTTGGATAGTGGAAGTGATGGATGCACCAGATATGCAATACGTTACAGATGCAGATTGGATACAAATAGGTATGCGTCATGCACAGCATTATCCGTTGTTGAAAGCGATAGCTTCTTATGGAAAGAAAGTATTATTAAAGCGTGGCTCATGGATGACAGTGGATGAAACGCTTGGAGCTATAGAGTATTTGCTTCAACATGGAGCAGAAGATGTAGCAATATGCGAGAGAGGAATGGTTAGTTTTGAAGACCATTGTAGGTGGAGTTTCTCTGCCTCGTTTATTGCGATGATAAAAGAATATACTGCATTAAAGATAGTAGCTGATCCTTCTCATGGTAGTGGAGATAGGAAGTTAGTTCCTAGACTTGCTAGAGCAGGAGTGGCAGCAGGTGCTGATGGTGTGTTGTGTGAAGTGCACCCTAACCCTGATGAGTCTGTTTCCGATGCAGAACAAGCGATTGATTATGACACCTTTGAAGAAGTAGTGAAAGGGTGTAAAGAAATAAAGGGATACGTTTATGCCTAACAATATGCCAATGTATAGAGTGGAATTTGGAAAAAATGTTGGTGGTATTAATGATTCTACACAGATAACTTCGGTAAAAGATAATGAAGCATTAGATATCCATAATGTAAGGTTAATACCTACAGGTGGAATACAAAAACGTAAAGGGTATTACGTTGTTAATACAGCAAGTCTTGTTACTTCAGGAACTATTACTGGGGTTTTTCATTATTTACGCTTTACTGGAAACTCAGATTTGGTTGTTTGTGTAAATAGTGGAACTTCTGCAAGTAAAATATATAAAAAAGATGCTGGAACAAATACATTCACCTCTATTACTCCTTCAGGAACATGGGCTGGTGGTGATGTAACCTTTGCTGTATCTAACGATATACTGATGATTGCATCTGATGGTGGTTCTAACGTATTAAAATGGGATGGTTCCGCTACTGCTTGTACTGATTTAAACACAGCGACTGCACCTTTAGCACAAGTTGTTACTGATTGGAATAGACACGCTGTTGCTTTGAAAATACCAGCAAGAGGAAGCAACTTTGAAATATCACATCAAGGCGATTCTACACAGTGGAGAAATTCTGATCGGTTTCCTACAGACAGACAAACTGTTGGTGCTACATCTTTACTAGGAAAACTGTACGTTTTTACTACAGATAGAATGTATGCTGTATCTGGCAACGATAGAGATAATATATCTATGCTTCCGGTAAGACGTTCTGTAGGAGGAACAAATCAGAGAAGTATTGTTAACGTAGCAAACCGAAACTTGATTGTCTGGCCTTGGCGTGGAAACTTTTATGAATTTGATGGAACAAATACAAGAATTATATCAAATAGGCTAGAAAGACCTTTGGCGAATACGAGTGATTTCTTCAACGTAAATCAATCTCTTTTTGATAATATACAAGGAGTAAACATAGCGTCAGAATCAAGGGTAAGTTTTTTAATTGCTTCTAAAAATGAAACACAAAATTCTTTGGTATTAAATTATCATTATGATTTACGAACAGAAGACCCTAAAACGAAACAATCTATAGGTGCTTGGACTGTAGATGAATATGATAGGAATTTTGCTTATCTTGCTGTATCAGTAGAAGATGAACAAGAAATATTGTATGCCGGAGATTACGATGGTCATATATGTAGGTTAGATGTGGGAGATGCAGATGGGGATTCTTCTGAAGATGCAAATGATGGAAATGCTATTTCTTCTCGATATCAAACAGGACCATTTCATTATGATAAGCCTGATGTAACAAAAAGATGGAGAGAAATTATTCCTGTAGTTGGTCAAACTTCTAGTGGAACAGTAACAATATCTACCGCAGAGAATTGGGCTGGTAGTTTCATAACCGCAGATACTGTTGCTCTATCTACAGGAGGGTTTGCTTCCTATTGGGGAGTTTCTAAATGGGGAGAAGATTTATGGGGAGCAGCGATATCGGTAATTAAACGATTATCTTTATCAAACCGAAGCGAAGCTCTTTCTATTAAGTTTTCTGACTCTAGTAAAGACCCTGCATGGCGTATTGACACTTGGGTATTGAGATTCCAGATACTACCTGGGTTAAGGAGATTTCCGTAATGCCATCTAAAAAACTTATACCTCCTGTTTTTATACAAGATTTAACAGATGAGTTTGCTCCTTCTATTATTCACGAAAATGTTGAAAATATATACAACTTTTTAGATAGTCATTTTGAATGGGGATCAGCAACATCAAATACAGGAACTACTTTATCAAGAATTAAATCAACAGATTATATTGTAAACATCACCCCTTTAGCAGAACCAGGTAGTTCTACTATTACAAAAGCTACTGCTTCTTTTACTTATACAACAAGTGCAACAGTGGCATTTAATTATTTAGTTATTGGATCAAGTTAGGAGTTATCATGGGAACAGTTTCTCGCCCTTATACTTACACTGCTGGTAATGTTATTCAACCAGCCGAAGTTACAGATAACGAGACTACTTTATACACTCTCGTTAATGGAAACATAGACAACGACAACATAAATTCTTCGGCAGGAATTAAGGCCTCTAAACTTGATCTTGCCTCTGCAACTACAGCGTCATTCTCTAAAAATGTGCTTATGTCTTTGTCATCTACGATTACATTGGGAACCACAACACAAACGATTGCTGTAGGTAGTTCTGCTACAGTAACTATCACCGCTAGTGGCGGAGTTGCCGAAATCGGCAAAATGACTGTCATAGCTAGTGCTACTGTCGGCAATCTTAAAGTGTCAGGTACTGCGACATTAGGTGCATTAGCTACATTAGGTACATTGGTCGTATCAGGAACCGCTACGATAAGTGGTCTGGTATGTAGTGGCACAGCTACTGTCGGAGATTTGAAAGTATCTAACACAGTTACCATACCGAACTTAGTGGTATCAGGAACAGCAACACTTGGGAACATTATAGCGAGTGGGACTGCTACATTGAAGTCTATAGTATGTTCTGGAACAGCCACGATAGGAGATTTGAAGGTATCGAATACCGTTACCTTATCTAAGATTGTAGTGAGTGGTACTGCCACAGTTGGTGGTGTAAAGTCTAGTGGAACAATAACAACAAATTCGTTATTGGTATCTGCTACCACTACATCAAATTCATTAGTTGTGAGTGCTACTGCCACAATCAATACAATGGTTGTATCAGCGACAGCCACATTAAATACTTTAGTTGTATCCGCTACATCTACTTTGAAAACAATCGTAGTAAGCGGAACAGCGACAGTTGGTGATTTGAAAGTAAGTAATACAGTTACGTTGCCAAACTTAACAGTAAGTGGAACTTGTACGCTAGGAAATATTATCAATAGTGGTACAGCGATAACCAATTCGTTATTAGTTTCTGCAACATCAACTATGCTTTCTCTTGTAGTAAGTGCTACAGCTACATTGGGAGATTTAGTAGTAGGTGGTAGAGGATTAGGAAAGGTTCTTCAGGCTGTGAGTATGACGAGTACGTCAGTTACTACTACTACCTCAAGTTCATATGTGGACACAAATCTAACACTTGCTATAACACCTGCGGCTTCTTCTTCCGTAATTATAGTGCAGTACAATGCTACGTTTAACCTTGGTGGAACTAGAGGTAATTGGGCTG